GGTAGACCCGGTGACACGCCAGTTGATGCAGGTCAAGAACACGATGACCTACTCCTGGAACACCGCCTTCTACTCGGCCGTGGTGGCCAACGCCAACATTCAGACGCTGGCCGTGGCCAACACCTGGGCGTCGGCTGGCGCGACAATCCGGGCCGACCTCGCGCAGGCCAGCTTCCTGGTGGAGAACGCCTCCACCACTGCCCCGAGCGGGATGACGCAGTGGCTCGGCTTTGAGGCCGACACCTTGATCATCAACCACGGGACCAAGAACACGCTGCTGCAATCGAACACGTTTGCGGCTCCGTACGTGGGCGACATCGCGTCCGAAAACCTGCTCTACACCGGCACGCTGCCGCAGAAGATCCTGAACCTCGACGTCATGGTCAGCCGCCAGGTGCCCGCGGGCAACGCGATCGTGATGCAGCGCAAGCGCTGCGGCTTCATCGCGGACGAACTGCCCTTCATCGCAGGTCCGCTGTACCGCGATGAGCCCCGCAAGACCTTCCGCTCCGACACCCAGCGGGCGAGCGCTATCGGCCTGGACCAGCCGCTGTCGATCTGCCTGCTGTCGGGAGTCTGATGTCTGCCTACCAAGCCATCGTCAACCTGTCCGTCCCGCGGGTCGGGGACCCCAACCGGGAAACCGACCTGGTGCTGGCCGGGGAGACGATCGACCTCACCGACGACATGGCGGCCAAGTTCCTGCCCCCGCTCAAGGCGTTCCCCATGATCCGCTCGGCCAAGGACTCCACCGAGCCGCTGCCCCGGCTGCACCCCAAGCAACTGTCCGGCATCGCCATCAACCAGCGGACCGGCCAGCGGATCGGCAACCCCGGCGTGCCCGAGAACGCCCGCCCGGACCCGCCCGGCTCCAGCCAGGTCACGGTGCTGGAGCCGCCCGAGGCCAACGAGCCGCAGCCAGGCAGCGAGGACTCGCCGCCGCCCCCGGACCAGGACGCCGTGGACATTCCGCCCCGCGCCGCCCGGCAGCGGAGGGGGTCATAGCCCATGCCCGCCAGCCCGGCCACGCTCCGGCTCACCTGCCCCCGGTGCAGGACCCTGCGCATGTTCGTCGCCATCGACAACGTGGTGACCTTCCGGTGCTCAGCGTGCGAGTGGTACTACACCCTGTCTCCCGTCGCGCCCACCGGCACCAGCAACGCGGCGCTGGCCGTGGGCGGCACGGCGATCGGCGTGGCGAGCGGCGGCGCGAGCTTCACCAGCGGGATGCTGCTGCTGCTCGGCACCGGGGTGCTGTCCGAGGTAGTCACCGTCAACGGGTCAGCCACGGCGACCTCGATCCCGATCACCGCGGCGGTCCGGGCTCACGGCTCGGGCATGACGTTCGGCCAGCTTGCCATCGCCCCCCGGGACAGCGGCATCGGCGTCGGCGGCGCGGTCATCCCCGCGCCTAGCTGGGGGTACTGATGGCCCTGTCCCGGTTCGTGGTGACCAACACCGTCACGGTGGCCCCTGGCGCGGCCACGGGCGGCACCTACGGGTCGGCCAGCGTCCCTGCCACCGCCTGGAACGAACTGTGGGGAGTGACCTTCCAGCGCGGCCAGGTGATCATCTGCGATAGCTCGGCAGGCAGCACCCCATCGCAGCTTCTCTACCAGGCGATCGGCGCGGGCAACCTGCGGGCGTTCGTGCAGGGCCAGGACGACGTAGGCCATGCGGGCCTTCACAACTAGGAGGCCGTCATGGCGCTCAACCCCCGGATGGTCATCACCGACACGCTGGTGACCTGGGACGGCGGCACGTTCCGGGTGAAGGCCGGAACCGTGGTGGACATCGCCCCTGGCTCACCTACCGAGACGGCCTACGGCGGCGCGGGCAACCTCACCACGATGAGCGCTCAGACGGCGCTGAACGTGGCCGATGGCACCAACCCTGACGGCCTGTACCGGGGCAGTGGATGACCACCCCGGCCCCGGAGATCCTGTACGCCAGCACCGACGCGCTCAAGCTGGTGCTGGACTCCACCGACGCCGGGACCGGCACCGCCGCGCAACTGAGCGATGAGCAGTTGATCATGGCCATCACCGCGGCCACCGACCGGGTGAGCCTGTACGCCAACACCGAGTTCACCGACCCGGTGCCGAGCCTGATCACCAGCCTGACCCTGGACCTGGCCAGTTGGTGGGCGACCACGTACTACCTCAAGCAGAAGGACATGGGGGCCAACCACCCCGTCCAGCTTCGCTACATCGAGGCGATGAAGGTGCTGGACGCCGCCCGCAAGGGCGAGGTCAACCTGCTCGGCCCCGGTGCCGATGACGTGGCCGACTCGGCGGCCGGGGCTCCGGTCGGCGGCCTGGTGATCAACCGCATCCCCACGATCTTCACCGGCCAGGACAGCAACACCAAGGTCTACGGCGGCGTGCTGTTCCCCGACACCCCACCGGACCGCGGCGGGCCACGGCCAGGCGTCATGCCGACCGCCTACGACTACATGGGAGCGTGGGAGTGATGCCCGGCACGGCCGCGCCCGAGCTTCGCGCCCTGCTGGAGCGCACCCACAGCGGCACCGGCTGGCTGCGGGGCTCGGTCACGATCGACCAGGTGTACGCCCACTACCAGCACGAACGGATGGACCTGCGGCACCCCCGCGGCGGCGGTCCCAAGTACCTGGAGTGGCCGCTGTTCCGGCACTTCGGCGTCTGGCTCCAGAACATCGCGGACAGCTACTACGAGGACGGCGGCGAGCGCGCTATGCGCTACGCCATGGAGGATCTGTCCGACCTGGCCGAGCTTGCCGCGCCGTGGGAGTTCGGGGACCTGATCCACTCCGGCCACCCGCAGGTCACCCGCGGGCTGCGCGACGTCTACGACCGGGCACCCAAGCGGCACCGGCTCACCGAGGCCGAGCTACGGCAGAAGAACCGCTGGCGCTGGCCCGGCCTGCCGAGCGCGCTCAAGGGCTGGATCTACTGGCACAACACCGCGAGGGGCCGGATGGGCCTGCCGCCGCCGAGGCGTGGTGCCGCATGACCGCGCAGACGAAAGTGATCATGGACTGGATCGCCAGCCTGGGCTGGGATGACCGCCAGGAACTGGGCTATCCGCTGAGCCCGGGTCCGTACGTCCCCCCATCGCCAGATCGTCTCCTGGTGATCACGGGGGGCGGCGGGCCTGGCTACATCACCGAGGAAGCAGCCCTGGACGGGTCCAACTTCCAGGCCCTGCTCCGCGGTGCGCCCGAGGACCCGCTGGGCGCGGAGGAAGCCGCCCAGCTACTCGACACCATGATCCTGCGCGCCCAGTTCCCGGTGCAGATCGACGGGACCTGGATCGCCAACTGCACCCGGGTCGGCAACGGACCCAGCCCGCTGCCGTGGGACGTCACCGATCAGCGCACCACGTTCACCAGCAACTACACGATCGTGACGGGAGTCTGACATGGCAACCGGACCGCGGGTCACGCTCGCCCCGATCCCCTTCAACCTCGGCGCGGCCGGGGCCACCTACATCGCCGCCACCACGCCCGGCTACGACCTCGGCTCCCCGTCTGCGATCACCGCCTGGGGCACCGCGCTCGGTGTGCAGATCCCCAACCCGTCCGGCAACGTCATGCTCGGCTTCGCCTGCGGCGGCACCGCTGGCGGCGTCTGCCAGGTGCTGGTCGGTGACCTGGTGGGAGCCACCGGCCAGGTGCTGCCCGCGACCACCTACCAGTACACGATCGCCGCCAACTCGGTCGGCTGGCTCGGCCCGTGGAACGCCGCCACCTACAACCAGCAGGCACCCACCCTGGTCACCTACGCCGGGGCGATCAACACTACCGCACTGACCGCTGCCGCGCAGGGCTGTGTCGTCGTGGACTTCACCACCACGACCACGCTGGCCGTCCGCGCCTACTCCCTGATCCCCGCTTAGGAGGCCCGCCATGTCCGAGCCCGCCGCGCCTGCCGCCAAGGCTCCCGCTCCGCCTCCCGCTGCGCCAGCGCCAGCCCCGCAGCAGGCCGCCCCGGCTGCTGCCCCCGCCGCGACCGGGCCGCTATCCGAGTCCGAGCAGCGCCAGCTTGCCAGCCTGCTGACCCGGCAGCAGGCCGTCACCGGGGCCGGTGATCCGGTCCGCTTGAAAGTCACCGGCCCGCACGTCTCGCTGAGCTACGGCGGCCTGACGGTCGGCACCGAGTTCACCACCGTGCCAGCGAGCATGGTGGCCGCCTTCACCGAGGCGGCTGCCGACGCTGGCGTTGAGATCACCCAGGAGAGCTAGCCATGGCCGGTCCGCCGCTTGTTTACACCCCGCCGAACTACGTCACCAACAACGTCTTGTACGGCGTCGGGATCTTGTTCACCGCGGTGCCCGGCACAGCCCTGCCCAGCGACCAGAACCTGGGCGTGGCCACCGCCTGGACGTCGCTCGGCTGGGCCTACGTGGGAGCCACCGAGGCGGGCGTCACGGTGACCTTCAACCCGAGCACCCAGGACATCACGATCGAGGAACAGCCGACCCCCGTGGCGGTGATCGTCAACACCGCGACGTTGCAGGTCACCTGCTCCCTGAGCGAGGAAACGCTGACCAACGTCAACATGGCCTGGGGCAACGGCGGGTCGATCGCCGTCACACCGGCCGGGGCTGGCCAGCCCGGCAAGTCGGTGATGACCCTCAGCACGAACTTCGCTGCCATGGCTGCCGCGGTGATCGGCAAGAACCAGCAGGGCTACGCCCGGGTGCTGTCCATCCCGACCGTGATGTCCGCTGGCCAGGTGCAGACCGCCTACCGCAGGGCTGCCCAGCAGCGGCTCTACCCGCTCACCCTCAACGCGACCTGTCCGTTCAACCAGATCTCCTGGACCGACCTCACCGCTGTCGCCACCAGCTAGGAGGCTGCTTATGCCCACATTCGATGCCGGAACCGTCGTAGAGGCCCTGGACTGGGACTTCAATGCGGCCGGGGTCAAGGCCAAGGGCACCATTCCCGAGCCGTCAGATGCGGCGATCGGCAAGTTCCTCGATCAGGTCAAGACCCTGTACGGCAAGGCGCAGAAGTCTGGCATGGCCGTCGATGCGTCCGAGGGCCTGACCCCCGACCAGATGCTGGAAGCCCTGGCCGCGGTCACCGGGGATGCCTACGTGGAGTTCATGGCCGACCTGGCCGGGATCTTTGCGGAACTGTGCAGCGACAAGCCGAGCAAGGCCAACCTGCTCGCGCTGCCGATGCGGGTGCGGGTCAAGTTCTACGCCTGGGTCCAGGAGGAAGTGGTCAACCCGGAAGCCGGGACCGGCGCTGGGACGGTGGCGCTGAGGTCAGTGCCACCCGCAGTCGCCGGGTAATCGTCTATGTCGCCCGCCGCTACTTCGGGCTCGGCCCCGAGGAATGGGACGCGCTCGGGTGGGCCACCCAGCGGGCCTACCTGGAGGGCCTGGAGGCTGACGGGACGATCAGCTTCAAGGGCGGCGGAGGCGAGGAAGGATTCCCGGCCGCGAGCGCGGGCGGGCCGCAGGTCAGGAAGGCGGTTGATGCCGGGACCGACGTCATCGACATCACTGCCATGAGGAAGCAGTTGGAGAATCGGGGTGAGTGATG